CTCCTTTAGCCTGGTTCCTATATACTTTTTCTTTTAATTCATCTGTAATTGTCATGCCCTGTGTAATTATTTGAAGGCCGCCTGAGTCTGCATGTACACTATGGGCTGCATCATGATATGGTTTGAATCTCTCACCAAAAGAATGTTCTGTATGTGCATTATAAAGTAATGAAAACTTATGACTGAATTGATCTTGTACTAATTTCTTTATTAACATAGATACAATGCCAGTATTCGTATCATCAAAGGCAATATTAGGATTACTCAAACGCATGTAAGAGGTTCCTGATACTACATAATCTAAGGTGTGTTTCATGTCTTCAAAATTTCTATGAGGATATCTGCCTCGGCTTTAGCATCATCTAAAGCGTTGTGGTTGTTTGATTTAGGTAAACGTTTATCTAAAACATTCATTAAAGTTCGTAAACAAAAGATATCCCAAAACTTCCAAGGGTATTTGTCCCTAGCATCTCTGTTAGCATTCCAACCTGATAGTGTCATAGCGTTTTCCATTATAACAACATCAAAATTGGCACCTAGTCCCCATATTTTTCCTTCTTTAAAAAATGTAACGAACTTATCTAATGCCTCGTCCAAAGGTACAGGGTCTACTGTTAGTGCTTGTCTCGCTTCCATGTCTTGTTGAGCCCACCACTCTACTGTTAGTGGATCTATATGTAGTCCTGCCTCTTTACACGTCTTAGGATCTACGTTCACATAAAACTCATCTACTACTTCTAAATTCTCAATAGCTACTGCACCAATTGATACAATAGCTGCGTTGGATCTAGTAGAGAGAGTTTCTAAATCTAATACTACTTGTCTGCTATAAATGTCCACCATTCATCTCCTGCAACTTAATGTTGTCCATGAACTCCTCTTTTAATGAAGGATTTGTTTTTAATTCGCCTTTTAAGACTGTTGTTTGTGTGCTACTGTTACTAGATTTAATGCCTCTATTTTCACAACACCCATGTCTTGCCTTAATATAAACACCTACTGCCTTAGACTTTGTAAGTTTCTCAATTCTATATGCTATCATTTCACATAGTTCTTCTTGTAAGTGGCCACGTGATGCTAAATGCTGTGCCACTCTAGTATATTTAGACAGCCCAATAACTTCTTCTCCAGGCATACATGCTATATAACATACACCATTCACTGGTTGGAAATGGTGTGAACACATGCTTGTTAAATCCATTCTAACAGTAATCAATTGGTCATACTTTCCATCATTAGGAAATGCTGTTATTCTAGGGTCGCCATCATACCTACCACCCATTATTTCTAATATATACATCTTAGCCAAACGTCTTGGTGTGTCTATACTGTTAGGATCTGTTTCCCTATCAATAATTAATGTATCTAAAACACCTTCAAACTTTTCAGTCAGTTCTTCAATTAACTCTGCCTTTTCAACTGCACTAAGATACTTTGAAATGTTATCAGCAGCGTAGTAACGCTTGCCATCCATTTCCAAACGTTTTTTAATTCTATCACTTACACTCATTGTTTCTCCCAAGGAAATACTATCCATTTATTAACATTATAAACTCTCTTACCTATAAAATCAATACCCATGTTGTCCATTTTGGAGTATAAAACAGCCCAACGGGCTCCAGGTACTTGTGATCTAATCTCATTAATTGTTTTGCCTGAATCACATATATCATCTACAAATAATACATTTTTAGGACCAATATTATTCATCTTGTCAAGGGCTACTAAAGATAAAAAGTCTCGTTCCTGAGTATCATCTCTAGTTTGCCATTGTAAAGGTTGAAAAGGTACTTCAAGCCTGTGTGATAACATCACTCCAGGTATAAGGCCACCTCTACTAATGCCTACAATTAAATCTATAGGTTCATCTTGTAGTTGCTCTATTAAACTCCAAATCTTTGCTCGAACATCGTCCCAAGTAACTATATAATTCTCTGTCATTTTGTGAACCACATCCTAATAGCAAAAACTCTAATGACGGCAATAATAGTAAAGCATCCTGTTAGTAATATTGATACAGTAAAACTAGACAATGCTAACACATCAATAAACCAGTATAAAAGAACAACACTGATTGGCCAGTTGAGAACCAGGCCGGTTCCGACAGTGACTAAGGATTCTTTAAGTGCTATCTTCTGTCTCTTGTTCATAATTTAATTGCCAACAACAATAATATTGCAATCAGTAAAATATTTGTTAAAAATATTTCAAAAGCTAGTATTGTATGGTACCATACCCATCTGCTTTGATAAATCTCGCTTTCAGTTGTACCGCCAGCCTTTTTATCCATCCATGCTATTAATTTATTTTTCATTTATGTGCCCCATTCATTACCAAATAATGTTATATGTAGTCTAGGGCTAAATTTATACCCAGTCTTCATGCATGCTTCAGCAACATCTTTTTCTGTTAAACTCTGTTGTTCTAATGTAGCTCCTTCAGGCATACAATAAACTGCATTTAAATCTACGAAATTATCTTCGTATGCTTTGACAAAAATATCTACTTCTTCAAAGTCAGTTATATCTCTAACAACAAATTTGCTATACAAATGACTAGTCCTAACACTATTCATTCTTTTTAATACACTTGGAACCAATGCCTCTGATCTATCTTCACCTGATAAACTCAACTTAGGAGAGGTGCTCCAAGTTACATGTATTTTAAATCCATTATCATCATTAAAATAATCTATTAATTCTGGTTTAGGCATCTGTGTTCCATTAGTTTCAAAGGTAACATTTTTTAAACCTATTCCTCTACACATCTCTAAAAGGGTTGGCCAACACCTTTGCCAACCCAGTAGAGGTTCACCACCTGTTATGACTAAATGGATATCGTTCTTCTCATCAAACCTACCATTGGGTAATAGTTCAACAATACGATTGAAAACTTCTTCTAATGTCTCTGTTGTTTGTAAATGTTTATATTTCATAGCCCAACTGGCAGACGTATCACAGCCCATAGGTGTAACGGGTAATTCTTCTATTGATTGGTATGCTTCTCGGTGGGTTTTGTCTGCTTTGGGATCAGTAAAGTAAGGCATCTGTTCAACTTCAAGTAGGTTTCCTCTCTCTTGTCCGAAACCTCTGCACTCAAAGTTACAACCAAAAACTCGTAAGAATATACTAGGAGTTCCTACGAACCTTCCTTCACCTTGTATGCTATAAAATACTTCCGAATATCTAAGTTTCATTATCTAGTTACATTATATACGATCTAACAACCAATTATCAACTACTTATTTGTCCGTTTTGCCTCTGCCTCTGCTGCTTCCCTTGCTTTAATTTTCTTGTCTAAATATAGTGGTCTACGTTTAACTTCTTTCTTACCTTCATTAGCTTTATCAGCTTTGGCATTGTCTGCTTCCAACTGTTCAATGATATTTCTCATGTAACTAAGGTATTCATTGGAATGTTCTTCACCGTCAGCGCCTTGCTGTAAAATTTGTTCTATATCTAGACTCTTAATGTATTTAAATTTCGTTTCCATTTGACGTTTCTCTTTTTGGATACGTCTAATGAAAGCGTAGTATGTGATTTGTGTAAAGTACGCAAAAGGATTTTTAGATTTAGCTGGATCAAAGTTGTCCATATATGTAAGACAATTTTCAATACCATCTAGAATCATCTCATCTCTAAATGTGTAGTTTACAAAATTTGATTTGAAGGCAAGGTGGTTTGCTATTTTAACAAAGCACTCTCCTATATAATTTGTGACTTGTGGTTTTGGTTCACCACATTCTTCTGCTTCTAATCTCTTCTCTCTATACGCGCTTATCTTAACAAGGAAATCCTTGTTGTCTATATAGTGAGCCGAGTTAGGGTCTCTCCTTTTTGCCATAATATACTCCTAATGTATTTTCTTTTCTAGAACAGCGTTAGCTAATTCCTCCAATAACTCTAAGTCCATTTCAGGTTCGTCTGGTAATGTATCTTCTATAAAATCGCCACGCCACTCTGGTCCGTCCATATATATTGACTTAACCATTCTGTGGTAACCAGCCTTAAAGTTTTCTTGTAAATGTGCTACTGTAATAACATTCCTGCGTTCAATAGTAAACGTTTGTGATTCTGAAACTGCTATCCATGGCCTTAAGTTAATAGATTCCCCAATGCCATGTGGTGTTGGCATAATTTGAGGTACTAGCTCTATAGGATGCTCTATTTCTACTGTGTCATCTCCATAACTAATTTTACCGACTAGCGTTGAGCCGTCCATTAGTTTAATAATACTTATTTCTTGTTTAGACATTTATTTTCACCAATTTATAATTAAACCCTTCTTCGTTGTAAAGTTTAACCCTTTCTATTAAATGATTCAATGTATAGTTCTTGTGAGATTTCCACGATAAGTCATCACCAATATCAAACAAGTTACATACAACCTTTTTGTCTCCTATACGAAGTCCTCTTCCTATTGATTGTAAGTTTCTTATTCTACTCTTACTAGGAGAGGCAAAGACAATATTATGTAAGTTCCTTATATTTATACCCGTAGAAAATGTACCGTACGAAGCAACAATAATAGCGTTAGTTTCTTTTTCTGTTAATGCTCTTATTTCTTCTCTTGTTTCTGTATCTGTGCCTCCATGTACAAAGAATACAGAACGATTTTCGTCTTTAAGCATGTTGTATAATACCCTTCCGTGCTTTTCTACATATTGAAATAGTAATAATGTATTGCCGTCTTGTGCTATCGTTAAGTTTTTAATGATCTCATTTCGCTGAGGATTAGTAACAATCCAATCTATCTCTTCTTGATATGTTTTCTTTTTCATATCTTTCTTTTCTTCATCTTTATAATCTAGTGTGCAACATATTATTTTTAAATTAGCTAATTGTTTATCTTCCATTAACTTTTTTGTGGTTGTTACCTTGTGTACCCTTCCAAACGTTCCTTCTAATACTAATTTATGAGTCTTTGAACCGTCTAATGTACCCGTAGTGCCGATCCTATAGGGTGTGTTAGTACATTTATTCATTAAAGTCGTAAGGGATTTAGCCTTAAATAAATGAGCCTCGTCTCCATAGAATACATCAAAGTCTTTGAACCAGGCCTTTGGATACTTGTATATTGACTGCCACGTGCTTATTGTAATAGGGTATTCATTGCTCTTTTCCTTGCCACCATATATTCTATGACAGTTTTCTGATACTCTCCACGTATCTGCACTAGCATAATCCTCAAAGTCACCGTACATCTGTTCTACTAATGATGTTGTTGGTACTACAATGAGTTGCTTACGTCCTCTTGCTTGATGATACCTTACCAGAGAATATATAATGAGAGACTTACCACTAGCAGTGGGAGATAGAAGTAAAGATCTACCTTCTCTAATACAATGATCAACCGCGTCCCTCTGATAGTCCCTAATTTGAATTCCTTTGCCATTTGCTTGTAACCTCAATGAGTCTGTTAATAGTTTAACGTCTGTCTGCTCGCTAATATCTTTTATGTCTACTTCTATTGGATATTCTAATGTAGTAGCGAAGTCTTTTAAGTATGGTAGTAGCCCTACATATAATTCTTTTGTGTACATGCTATATAGTCTTGCTTTACCGTCCCACATTCTATTTCTATATAGTGGCATGAACTTAGCTCCTGGAACATCAAAAGTAAAGAAGTCACATATCTCTTGATCAGTACTCATGTCTGTATCTATTTTAAGATATACTGAATCCTTTTGTCTTACTTTTATCAAAACTTTTTTTGCTCCAAAAAGGTCGTCATTTTTTTCTCACTATAAAAGGCCGTTGGTAAACTTGGTCCACTCAATAGCGTTTTTAATATCGAAAGAACGGGCATTTAAACTCCTCATAACACCCTCTATAAGGGTTATACAAGTGTCTATATACTCGACTTTATCAGTTAGTTTAATAATATCTGCATCTGTGTCTAAGAAGTCATTCATTTGATTGTTCAAAGGAGCGTTACCTAGGTACTGTTCCCAACCAAAATCGTTAAGCTCTTGTTGTGTTAATTCTCCTCGATAATACTGCCACTTGACACGTCGTAAGGTTAGTAAGTTGGATTTATTTTTGCGCAACTGTAATTTAAACGTAGACAACATGTTTAGATACTTGGCATGCAATTCTGGTGTTTTTATAGACTCATGACCTAAGTTGAGCTCGTCAACTACACAGTCTTCGGTCCACATGTCCTGCAGTTCATTTAATGTAATCATAGTATAATTATAGTTGGTTACTAACTAAGAGTCAAGGTGCAATAGTACCGTTATTCAACCACGTCAGTGATTGTAACGATAATAATTTGTTTTGCTGTATGTGTGCCGTCTGAGACACTAACCGTTGTGGTATAACGGTCCTTGACTTCATAATTTGGTGCTGTACTAAAGATTAATACTCCTGTTGATGAGTTAATACTCATAGCACTTGCATCCTCTCCGGCTATACTATATGTCAGTGTCTGATTCTCAGGATCAGTAGCAGTAATGGTACCAATTGCTGTTTGGTTTTCTGCTGCCCACCAGTATGGTGACGATGTAATAGTTGGACCTATATTAGAGGCCACAAACGAAACAGGTGGTGTTGATGTTTCTATTATGTAATCTTTATACCTAAACATTGCTACACCAACCATATAATCTGTCTGGCCAGATGAAATTTCAAAGTCTAACCCTTGTAAACTAACCGGGAAGGCATCTCTAAATATAATTTCAGAAATTGGATTGTTGTTTGAGTCTAATAGAAATAAACTAGCATCTGAACCGTTGCTTAATGCTCTTTGTTGTTGAGGACTTATATCTGGAAACCTATACTCTTGAGTCTTTGCGTGCTTGGCATACTGTGCATGATCTTCTGGAAATCCTAACCCAACCATCCAATCATATAACTCTTTATAGTTCCTCATGTCTTCTTGGATCAAAAACCGTATCATTAACACACCAAAGTCTAATTTGTCTCCTGGATGAGGTATATCAACAAGTGGTGTGGCTTGTACTGCAGGTGGTAGATTCATTTCTGGAATGTTTGCTGCTTGACAGAAGTAAGACACGTTAGGAATGTTGTGCACCTGAAATTTAAAAGCATTAGGTCGTAAATAATCTAATTCATTTGGATTACTACTATCCCAAGACGCTTCCGTAACGTTGGTTATATTTGTTGTTGTCATCTACCTTGTCCTCTGTATTTTTTGTAGCTTCTTCTTTTACTTTTGTTCATTGTTGACATCCCTATCTTAATTCTTCTTCCACGTCCGCCTTGTCCTTGTGATGTACACTTCTTAGTTTTAGGAATGCTTGTTCTTAATGTTGATCGCCAAATCTTCGCCATCTAAAACCCTACTGACACACCACAACCACACGCTGCTGATTCCATAGGGTTATGAAATGCAAACCCTTCAGATATTAAGCCGTCTTTTTTCCAACTTATAACTGTTCCATCTAAATAATTTTCTGACATAGGACATATCCACATTTTAAATTTTCCAAAATCAATTTCAATATCTCCTTCTTGTGGTCCGTCAGCATAATCAAATTCGTATTGAAAGCCTGCACAGCCTCCACCCATTAAAGCAAAGCGTATGCCTGCTCTATCTTTGGTCTTTTCTATCGCATGTATCATTGCATCATCAGTAAAATCTATATTCAATTAGGTCCTCCCTTGCTTCTTATCTTCCCAATTATTTATCGCCTGATTTACAGCTGCTTCTGCTAATATAGAACAATGTATTTTAATTGGCGGTAAATCTAACGCTTCAGCTATGTCTTTATCTTTAATAAGCTTAGCTTCTTCAATCGTTCTACCCTTAAGCATATCAACAAACAATGTTGAGCTGGCTATTGCTGAGCCACAACCATAAGTCTTAAATTTCACATCTAAAATTGTATCCGTTTCGGGATCTAATTTGAGATCTAACTTCATGACGTCTCCACATGCTGGTGCTCCTGTCATTCCAGTGGCAACATCTGGATCATTAGGATTAAATCTGCCTACTGCGTGTTTCTCTGGGTTTTTTAATACTGATTCAAATCTTTCAACTACCGCTTTACTATACATAGGTTCTCCGTTATTCAATAGTATTTATAATACTTCCATTGTAACCATAAGTAAAGAAGGTTGAATACCATTTGTATAAATAATTGTGTCCATCAAGGACATGACACACACACAGGAGAAAATTATGTCAGATAATAAATCAGGGTTCCAAATCAGAGCGGACCTACTTTCACAAGCACAAGGTATCCTACAGGATAACCATCAAAGAAAAGTTGATGCAGTTTACATGCACAACGATTCATTTCCCAACGACAAAAAGCCTATGCCTACAACCAGCATCACAGCAAGTGATGTTATTACAGTAGCACAAGAGCTTAACGAATTCGTTAACCAGAAATAAGAGATAAAAAAATACCCGCCGACCGGCGGGTATTTTAAGTGTGAACTTAATAAAAATTACATTAAGTTTGTAACTTTTACTGATCTATAATACTGGTTACGATCTGCTGTAAATGTGTCAGCATCTGTAGTTCCGTCAGCCTGCATTACAAATGGGTTTGCTATCATGCCATACCTAG